TCAACCACGTACAACGCCGCCTCCGAACGAGCCCGCCAGCGCGAGCTCATGTCCCGCAAGCGCGCCGGCGGCCGCGACCTCCAGATCCCGCCCATCCGCAACGAGCGTCGTCGCCGTCGGTGCGGTCGCGACCCCGAGCTCTACCTCCGTAGCTACTTTCCCGATCGTTTTTTCAACCCATTCACCCCGGACCAGCGCGAGTTGATCCACGCCGTCGTCGATCGCATCAAGCAGGGCGGTCTTCGCGCCCACGCCGCCCCCCGCGGCGACGGCAAGACCTCCATCTTCCTCGGCCTGACGTCCTGGGCGGTCAGTTACGGGGTCGCCCGGTTCCCGGTCTTCGTCGCCGCCACCGGGGACGACGCCGCGAAGCGTATCGACGAGCTCAAGGGCTTTTACGAGCGGAACGCCCTGCTCGCCGCGGACTTCCCCGACATCTGCACGCCGATCCTCGCCCTGGAGGGCTCGACGCAGCGTGCCCGCGCCCAGACCGTCGCGGGCGCCCGGACGTTCCTCACCTGGCGCGGCGAGTACGTCGTCTTCCCGACCGTCCCCGGCTCGCCGGCCTCGGGCGCCGTGGTCCTGTGCCGGGGCATCGAGGGGTCCCTCCGCGGCCTGCTGATCAACGGGCTTCGTCCGGACCTGGTGCTCCTGGACGACATCGACACCCGCGGCTCGCTCCGCAGCGATTCGGACACCGCCAGCCGCATCAAGACGATCGAGCAGGACATCCTCGGCCTGGCCGGTCCCCGCGGTCGCCTCGCGGTGATCTACGCCTGCACGGTCCCCGCGACCAACTCGGTCGCCGCCACCTTCACGGACCGCTCGCTCCGCCCCGCCTGGTCGGGCGTCCGCCGGCCGATGCTCATTCAGCGGCCGGCCGCCGAGGAGCTCTGGACTCGGTACGTCGAGCAGCGCAAGGCCGACCAGACCGCCGGGGACGAGCACGGCCGAACCGCCCACGCCATGTACCTCGCCCATCGCCGCGCGATGGACAAAGGGGCGATCGTCTCGAACCCGTACCGCTACAACCCCTCGGAGCTGTCGGACGGCTCGCACACGCAGGTGAGTGCCCTGCAATTCTGCTACGACAAGATCGCCGACACCTCGGACGCCCACTTCTCCACCGAGTACCAGCAGGCCCCGCCGCTCGACGAGGTCCCGGAGACCTCCGCGATCACCGCCCCGCTCGTCCAGCAGAAGACCAACGGCATCCCCCAGGGCGTCCTGCCCGCCGGCACGGAGCACGTCACCGCCGGGATCGACGTCGGCGGCCGCGTCCTGCACTGGGCGGTCGTCGCCTGGCGTGCCGCCGCCGGCCACGTCGTCGACTACGGCACCGTCCGCGTCCACAGCCCCCAGGTCGGCCGCCTCGCGGACGCCGAGAACGTCCAGGACACGCAGAACGCGATCCTCACCGCCCTCCTGGAGTTCCGCGACGCCGTCGCCGAAGGCTGGCCCGAGTACGAAACCGGCGAGGTCCGCCGCCTCGACGCGGCCCTCTGCGACGTCGGCTGGGCCGTCCACGGCATGGACGTGCCCGTCTACCAGTTCACCCGGCTGTCGGCCAAGGGCCTGTTCCGCGCCTCGAAGGGCTTCGGCACGGGCTCGGGGCAGACCCGCTACCGCCACCCGACGACCTACGGACACGGACGGCGGATCGGCTCTCACTGGTTCGCCACGCACCAGCCGCACCACCGCGCCTGGCTCTACAACGTGGACGCGGATTTCTGGAAGGGCGTCGTCCACACGGGTTTCCAGACGCCGGCCGACCGGCCCGGCAGCCTGAACGTCTACGGCTCGAACCCGATCGCACATCGCCAGTACGCCCACCAGATCCTCGCCGAGGTCCTCACGACCGCCTGGGTCCCGGGCAAGGGCCAGCGAACGTGGTGGGACCAGCGGGACCGCGCCAACCACTGGCTCGACGCGACCGCCCTGGCCGCCGCCGCCGCCGACATGGTGGGCGTCCGGATCGTCGCCGCCCCCGCTCCGACCTCCGTCGGCCCGCGCCCCCCGACCCCGGCGGTCGCACCGGGCTCCCCCCCTCGCCCGCCGGGCCCGCCTCGCCGCGAGACGCTCCGCGAGAAACAAGCCCGCCTCCGAACCGGGAGAAACTGACCGAATGAACCCCACCCCCAACACAAGGAGCGACACACCATGAACGGCAAGTGCCCGAAGTGCGGAGCGGCGTTTCGCGCCACCCATATCAGCAGTAGCGGTGTGCCCCGTCCGACGTACGAATGCGGGCGTGACGGACCGAACGCGCCGGATACCGTGCCGTGCCTCCGCCGCCAGCTTGCCGCCGAGCGGGCCGCGAGGGAGGCGGCCGAGATAAAATCCGGCAGTCGGCTGAACCGCGCCTTGCGATCACAGAAGGGGGGCGAGGTCCTCGCGAAGGAGCGGGACGAGGCCCAGGCAGCGTGTGCCGCTTTTGCCGCGTGGATTGACTCGTTGGAGAAATCGCCCCCCGACGCGATGTGCAAGTTTCTACTTGCTGGCGTCGCTGACCCGCCGCGGACCAACCCCGGCCAGCCCCTCCTCGATGAACTGTCTTACCTCCGCGAACACCACGTTGACTGCCACCAAGCCGCCGGGAACTATGAACTGCTGCTGTGCCGGTTGCGGGGCGAGCCGACGAACCACGGCGACTGTGCCGTCGCGGCGAGGCTGGACGATCTGGAGGCCGAGAACGAGCGGCTGACGGCGACCCTCCGCGAGAAACAAGCCCGCCTCCGAACCGGGAGAACTTGACCCCATGAACCCCTCACCCAACACAACGAGCGACACACCATGACCGACAACACCCACAACAGCGTCAACCCCATCCTGGCCCCCACACCAGAACCCGCGGCCGACCTGACCCGCATTGAGGCTCTCACCGTCCACCGCCGGACGGTACGGACAAAACACAGACACCTCAGAGACCTCCGCCGAGCCCAGGCCGCCGTCGAGGCGCTCGACGGCCTCGACAAAGAGACCGAAATCTTCGGCTTCACCAAAGGCCAGTTTTCCATCATCGACATTCTCTCTGACTGCCTGCGTCGGATCGGACCCGCCGACCTGTTCATCAGCACCTGGACGGCAGCGAACACGGACGTGACCACCGTACTGGAGTTCGTGAATACGGGCCTCATTCGGCGAGCCCGATGGCTGGTGGATTTGACGTTCCAGCGGCGCAGCCCGCAGCTTGCCCAGCGAATCCGTCAGGTGTTCGGGCCCGAGGCCATCCGCGTGGCCAGGAACCACGCGAAATTCGCCATGCTGACCAATGCCGAGTGGAAACTCGTGTTACGGACATCGATGAATCTCAACTTCAACCCACGGTTTGAGGATTTCACCCTCGCGAACGACCCCGACCTCGCCGACTTCCTGACGACGATCATTGACGAAATCTGGACCAAACAACACCGGAGCCTTGCCGATGCTCGCCCGTACGACATCCACAAACACTTCGCTGCCGACCTCTAGCCCCGAGGCGATCCGCGCGGCGTTCGACTGGTTCCTTAAAGGCCACGCCGACCAGGATATTCTGGAGGCGATTGCGGAGAAGTTCCCAGGCCAGCCGATCCCCGCCATTATTACAGCGGCACTGGACCAATTCCGGGCCATCGGCCGAACCGACGAACACCTGATCCGCGGATGGTGCCGAGAGGCCGCTCGCGAACTGTACCGAAACATGGTCGAAATCGGCGACTTCGGTAACGCCCTGAAGGCCCTCAAACAGCTCGAACCGGATCGCACCCAAGGCCCCCCCGCCCCGAACCACGACCCCGCTGTCGGGGAGGGGGACGGGGCCGGATCCTCCCCCGTACAGGACGCCGAAGGCCACGAGGCGGGGCAGGGGGGCCAGAAGGCTCCCCGGCCCCCCGGGGCGGTCGGCGAGATGATGGACGCCATCGACGCCCACCTGGAGCCCCGTCTCGCCGACGTGCCGGACTCCGCGACCTACGCCGAGGTGATCCGCCTCGCCGCCGACCGACTCGTCGCGCTGGGCCCGCGACGGAAGGTTCCCGCCAAGACCGCCAAAAAAGCCAAGAGCGCCAAGAAAGCCACAAAGGCCACGAAGGACGGGAAGGCCAGGAAGGCCACGCCCGCCCGTAACGCCCGGACGCATCGAGACTGACCTGCCAAAAAACCCGGGAGACGCCACGGATGACCGCCCCCCGCCAGACCGCCAAAAAACCTGTCAAGAACACTGCCAAGAAACCAGCCAAAAAACCCGCACGGAAACGCGAGGCCGCCCCCAAGCCCGCCTCGCCGCCCCCCGCGGTCGAATCCCCGCCCCGGGACGCCTGCCAGAAACCCCCGGGGATCGTCTGTCCCCGGTGCGGTTGTGCGGATCTCCGCGAGAACCCCACCGAGGCCTGGTTCATCACCCACACGCGTCCCCAGCACGGTTTCATCCGCCGCCGCCGCGTCTGCCGCCACTGCGGCCACCCGGTATTCACTCGCGAGCGAGTCGAAACGCCGTCCTGAACCACACCGCCGACCCCGACCCCGCCCCGGAAAAAAGAATCGAAACCTTCTATTTTGTCCTTGCCTTATAGAACGAATCGCGTATAATACATATAGAGGATAAGGGAATGAGAAACGCACACAACAACACGAACCCCGAACGAAAGGAAAGAACCATGAAGACGACCCGCAAACACAATCAGAAGATCGCCGGAACCATCTGCCTCTATGGGACACGCGAGCACGGGGCCGGATGGCTGGCGCGGCTTGCTGACGGAACCCGCCTCGGGACGGGCGATCTGGCCAAGTATCGAACCTTCACTGAGGCCATCTGGCTGGCCCTGGATGAGATGAAGATGGCGGGCATGGCCGCAGGTCGGGGGACAATCGTGGAAGTCTTCGAGCCGCACGGCCAGTTCGTCGCCCACTACGACACGGCGCGCACCGCGACGTTTGGCGACCTGAAGTGGGAAGCCGCCCCCCAATACACGATGTCGACCGAGGATATTGCTGCCGCGGCAATCTAAGCCCGGACCGGAGCCGAGCGCCCCCACGGGGGGGGGCGCAACCGCCTGGGCCTGGAACCACCAGACCCCAACCGCGAAAGAAAGAACGATGAAGACCACAAAGGCGCAGAAGATTACACGTTACCGCAAACTCCTCAAACAGTATTCCGCTTGCCTGGCCGATTGCCACGGCGATGAATTCGCAACCGCGGAAGAACAGAGCTGCGCCGTCGGCGAGATCATCGCCGCAATCCGCGGACACCTACGCCGGCTTGGCGTAACACTGTAACGCCCAGTCCAGGCAGGAGCGAGCACAGATGAACGTCCGAACCGACCGCACCGCCATCGACGCACACACCGCCTATCGCCCCGCCCCGGCCCCCAGGCCGACCAACAAAGAGCTTTTCCGCCTGTACCGCGAGGCCCACGGCTACAACGCCGAAGACCTCGGGACCGTACTAGAATGGACCCGCGAGAAGGTCGAGGCCGGCCCGACCGCAAAACGAACGACAGGAGCCCCCCGATGACCAAGCGCATCACCCCACCCCTCGCGGACCGCCCCGCGACCCTCGCGAGCGAGCGATTCCGCCACGCCCTCCGCGCCGCCCGGAAAGCGGCCGGCCTGACCCAGGCCGCCGCCGCCGACCGCCTCGGGATCGCCCAACCCCTCTGGAGCGCCTACGAGCGCGGGGTCCAACAGCCCACGCTGGACCAGGCCGCCCGCCTCGCCAGGATCGTCCGCAAGCCGCTGAAATCCCTCCTGTAACCCGCCCCACGCCGCCCGGCCCTCCGCCCCGCCGCGGGAAAACGTGCTACATGTAGCACGCCACCCCGCGGCGGGCTCATTTCCGCCCGAACTGCCCTTCCTTATCTCGCCGGCGCGCTCGAAAACTGACGTGTAGGACGCACGGACCGCACGAACGCGAGCACGGACGCCGATGAGTGTAGCCACGCAGATCGCCGCGATTGAAGCCGCCCTGGAAATCGGGGCCCGGTCGACCACCGACGAATCCGGTCGGCGGATCGAGTTCCACTCGCTTCGCGACATGCTCGACGCCCTCGCCGCCCTCAACAGTCAGGAGCAGACGTCGGGGACCGGCCGGAACTTCGCCTTCCTCCCCATGAAGGCGGGGGACGCCAAGTGATCGCCCAAGCCGAGACCATCCGCGCCGAACGACCCCGCCCCGGCCCCGCGGCTCGCGTGCGGGGCCTGTTCCGGTCGCTGGCCGGCCGGGCGGTCTCCGAGCCCATCCGCCGTCTCGCCGCCGCCGCCCGCGTGATCCGCCGGGGCCGCGACGGGGCGCGGACGTACTACGACGCCGCCGCGACCAACCGCCACAACGAGGCCTACTACGCCGACGCCGACGGCGTGGACGCCGGCGGGGCGATCCGGGGCGACCTCGCGACGCTCCGCAACCGGGCCCGCTACGAGGTCCGCAACAACGCCGTCGCCTCGGGCGTCGTCCAGACCGACGCCAACTTCATCGTCGGGGTCGGACCGAACCTCCAGGTCACCCCGTCCCCCTCGATCGCCGAGCCGCCCGCCGACGCCGCCGACGCCCAGATCGCCGCCTACGACGTCGCCTACGACCGCGCGTCGGACGCCGCCAGCTACATCGAGGACCAATTCGCGCGCTGGTCGCGGACGTGCGGCACGGACGGCCAGGGCCTCGGCGAGCACCTCCGCCGCGCCGTCCACGCCCTCCACCACACCGGCGAGATGCTGTTCGTCCTGACCGACGCCGCAGCGGCCGACCCGCCGCCCCGGACCGCCCGCCGCGGGGCGGACGCGGCCGTCTCGCTCCGCCTCCAGCCCGTCGAGGCCGACCGCCTCGAGACGCCTTGGGAGATGATGGGGGACCCGACCATCCGCGACGGGATCCAGTACGACGACGCGGGCCGGCCGCTGAAGTATTTCATCCGCCAGACGCACCCGGGCGACCGGTTCGCCCCGCTGACGATGATCGCCGAGTGGGACGCCGTGCCCGCCGCGAGCGTGATCCATGTTTACCGGCCGGACCGGCCCGGTCAGACGCGGGGCGTGCCCTGGCTGGCCCCGGCCCTGCCGCTGTTCGCCCACCTCCGCCGCTACGAGCTGGCGGTCGTCCGTGCCGCCGAGAAGCTCGCGAACATCAACGCCGTCCTCCACACCGACAGCCCCGAGATCAACGCCGACGCGCAGGAGTCGATGGAGGAATTCGAGGTCCCCGCCAACACGTTCATGGTCATGCCCGCGGGGTACAAGATCCAGACGATCGAGTCGGCGCAGCCGCCGGCGACGTTCCCGGAGTTCCGCCGGGAGATCCTCAACGAGATCGGCCGCTGCCTGAACATGCCGCTCAACGTCGTGACGGGGAACAGCTCGGGCTACAACTACGCCTCCGGCCGGCTGGACTGGCAGGTGTATTTCCGGTCGATCCACGTCGAGCAGGACCGCCTCGTGGAGCTGGTCTGTCGCCGGGCATTCGCCGCCTGGTACGCCGAATTCGCCCTCGCGTCCGCCCGGCCCGGCGCCGCCCCGGAGACCACCTGGTACTGGCCGGGCATCGAGCACGTCGACCCCGCGAAGGAGGCCTCCGCCGAGGACGTCCGGCTCGCCAACCACACGACCACACTCGCCGCCGCCTACGCCCGCCAGGGCAAGGACTGGGAGCGAGAGCTCCGCCAGCGGGCTCGCGAACGGAAGCTCGCCAAAAAGCTCGGGCTCACCGACACCGAATCGCGACCGTCCGCCACAGCCGTCGCGGAGCTCGACGCCCCCGCGGAGCCCGCCGCCACGACCGAAAAAACGGGAGCCGCCGCATGAGCAAATCCGCACGCCATCATCGCCGCCAGCGAGTCGTTCGCGGCCTCCGCGAGGCCGCCCGCCCCGGGATCACCACCCGCTCGGCGACCGCGACCGCCACGCCGGAGGCGCCCGAGGACCTCGGCCACCGCGACCTGACGAGCCGGACGTTCTCCGTCCGCGCCGCGACGTTCAACGAGACCGCCCGGACCGTCGAGGCCGTCCTCACCACCGAGGCCCCCGTCCTCGTCTACGATTGGGCCACCGACCGGACCGTCCGCGAGATTCTCCTGATGAGCGGCTGTCGCCTGCCCGCGACACGACAGATTCCGCTCCTCGACTCGCACCATCGCGGGTCGGTCTCGCAGCAGCTCGGCAGTACCCGCGGGCTCCGCACCGAGCGCGGGACCCTCCTGGGCACCAACCACTTTGCAAACACGGACGCCGCCACCGACGCGATGAACCTCGTCCGCGACGGCCACCTGACGGACAACTCCGTCGGCTACCGCGTCCACGCCTCGACGACCGTCGAGCCGGGCGAGACGCTGGTGATCGCCGGTCGGACGTTCACCGCCCCGGCCGGCGAGCCGCTGCGGATCACGACCGACTGGGAGCCCGTCGAAAACTCCCCGTGCTCCATCGGCGCCGACGACGCCGCCAAGATGCGCGCCGCGACCGCGGCCACCGCCGACAAGAACCGCCCCGCCCCTCTGGATCGATCCGGAACGGAAGCCGGATCCCACCGAAAGGACCGAGAAATGGAATTCACCGCCTGGCTGACCGAGCGGGGCATCGACCCCGCCACGCTCTCCGAAGCGCAGACGACCGCGCTGCGGGCCCTGCACACCGAAAAGGGCGACGACGCCACCCGCGCCGACGCGACGGACGTCATCGTCCGCTCGATGGCCCCGCCCGCCCCGGCCCCCGTGCCGAAAACGCCGAAGACGCCCCCCGCGCCCCCGGCCGAGGACGCCTCCCGCGCCGCCGCCGACGCCGCCGCGATCGCCGCCCGCCAGCGGATCGTCGATCGCGTCCGGCAGATCGACGAGCTCGCGGAGATGTCCGCCGTCCCCGACAACGTCCGCCGGCAGTTCACCGAGGCCGCGAACCCCGACGTCGAGGCCGCCCGCGCCGCGTTCCTGACGCGCATGCGGGCCGACCGCGCCCACGTCCCGCACGCGTCGTTCGGGATCCACAGCCACGACCGCTCCGCCACGGGCGACCAGCTCGCCGCCGCCCTGGCCATCCGCTCGTCGCAGATGGACCACGACGAACTGGTCGAGGGCTTCGGCGAGCAGAACCTCACCGTCGCCGACCGGTTCCGCGACCTGAACTGCGTGGACCTCTGCCGCCACGCGATCTCGCTCGACGGGCGGGACGTCCCGTCCGGTCGCGACGAGACGCTCCGCGCCGCGGTCTCCGGGCAGTCGCTGCCCTACGTCCTGGGCGCCGTCGTCAACAAGTTCCTGATGCGGGGCTACGGGCAGCCCAAGGCCACGTGGCGGAAGTGGTGCTCGGTCCGCAGCGTGCCGGACTTCAAGGCGAACACCGCCGTCCGCTACACCGCGACGGGCCAGCTTGAGGTCGTCAACAACAACGGCAAGATCCCCGCCGACACCGGCACGGAGGAG